ATATAATTAAATTATGTATAAAAAAAGACTACCATGAGTAGTCTTTTTTGTTTCTGAGGTATTTATATAAAAGGAAATTAAATGAGTTTATTTCGATCATATTTTTTGAAGAATAATGGCTTGATTAAAAATAATTGGACGAACAATTCACAAAATCCAGTTACTGAAGTATCTTATGGTACATTAGATAAGCAGGTAAGCAGATTTATTTTTGATGTTGATTTATCAAATCTTCAAGATAAAATTAATAATGGATTTATTAATTCTAATAAAATTGTTAGTCATGTTTTACATATGACCAATACTATTAGTGATGCATCCGAGTATATTGGTAAAAAATCGTATTCATTGGAAATTGACAGAGCAACAAGTTTTGAATTAGAATTATTTAATATTAATGAAGATTGGGATGAGGGCGGTGGTTATAATTTTGTTTACAGAGAAAATCAATATCCATACGTAGATACATTAGAACCAGAAATGTCTGAACAGGCATCAAATTGGTATCAAAGGAAAACAGGAATTGATTGGGTTGTTTCTGGTGGTTCTTATGTTAGTGGTGTAACAGCAATTATTGGAACACAGGAATTTGAAAAGGGCAACGAAAATATTGAAATTGATGTTACTAATTATATAAATCAAAGATTATTAGGAACTGGATATACCGGATCATCTGTATATACGGGTGATTCATTTGGATTAGGAATTAAATTTACTGATTTATATGAAGTACTTGATCCCGAATTCAGACAAGCCGTGGCATTTTATGCAAAACATACAAATACATGGTACGAACCGTATATTGAAACAACAATTGATGATACAATTGAAGACGATAGAAATTATTTTTATTTAGATAAAGAAAATGATTTATATCTTTATGTAAATGTTGGTGGTTTTTCACAAAACATTACTGTTAATAATGTTGATATTTATGATCATAAAAATAATTTAATTACAACTATAACAGGTAATTCAATTGTAAATGTTAGTAAGGGAATATATAAAATAACATTAACCATTAATTCTGAAACATATCCCGATTCTGTTTTATTTAGAGATGTGTGGTCAGTAACAGTTAATGGTAGAACAATGGAACAAGAAAATGAGTTTTATTTAATATCCAATAATAATTACTATATTTTTAATCAATCAAATCAAATAAATTTTGATAATTATTTCTTTTATTTTTGGGGAATTGGTGAAAAAGAAAATATTATTGCCGGTAATGTAAGAAAAATAAAATTAACAATAAAAGAATTGTATCCAAATCAAAACAAATTTTTACCATTAGATATAGAATATCGTTTATTTACAACTGTTGGTAAAAAATATGAAATTGATGTAATATCTTTTACTTCGGTAAATAGAACAAACACCGGATATGAATTTAATCTTGATACATCATGGTTGATACCGCAAGATTATTATTTACAATTAAGATTGAAAAATGGAGATTATTATGAAAACAAACAAATATTATCATTTATTGTAGTTTCTGATGGAAAAATAATTGTTTAATTTTAAAAACTCTTGCACTTATAGAAATTGAAATTTATCTTTGTATTGCATTTTTGTATTATTGAAAAATAACTTTAACTGTAAAAATTTAAAAAAATGGAAAATCAAAATGTAAATGTGACAAACGATTTGTCAAAACTGAAGGAAATGTTTTCGGGCTTTCAAAAACAACAAGCTCAAGCTTCAAAAAGAAAAAAATCACGTGAGGAAATTTTGGCTAAATATTTTGTTCCTCGAAACAATAAAGAAACATTCAGGATTTTACCACCAAAAGGCGGAAGAAAACACATTGAAGAAGCATTTTTTCATGTTATTCCAATTAATGCTGCTGGTGGGAAGAAAAAGTTTGGTATTATTTATTGTCCCGCACACAACGATCCAAAAGTTCAAAAATTGGATGGAAATGGAAAACCATTATTAGATGGAAATGGGCATCCGCTAATGATTCCAGCTTCTTGTTCGTTATGTGCTAAAAATAAAAAACTTCTTTCAACACAAGACCCTTCTCTTAGAGGAATTAAAAAGGAAAATATGAATGAAGTCCAACTAAAAATTAAAGAATCTAATGATAAAATTTATAAGGAAGCTAATGGTTGGAGTGCTAAGAAATTTTATATTATTCGTGGTATTGATAAAGGTGCTATGAAAGATGGGGTTAAATTCTGGAGATTTAAACATAATTTTACTAATCAGGGTGTTCTTGATAAATTGCTTCCAATATTAAAAGAATATATGGAAAAATATCAATTGGATTTTTCTGACCCGGTTAATGGCACTGATTTAAACATTACCATGACAGATACGATTCATAATCTAACCAAACGTGTTTATAAAACAATATCAGCAATTTCTGCCGATGGTAAATCCGCTCTACATCCCGATCCAATAATTGTCAAACAATGGCTTGATGATGATATTATTTGGAGAGATGTTTATCCACCTAAAAAAGCACCCAATGTGTTACCATATGAATTTCTTGAAATGGTGACTAATGGTACAAGTCCATATTGGGAAGATACTGATGCCCAAAATAAACATTGGGTATTTCCGGGTCATCCGGATTTGGAAGTGCGTGCTAATACCCGTACACAAAATCTTGATAGTGATGAAGAATATTTTGAACAAGCTTCTGATTTGGAGGATGAAGAACTTCCACGTGTTACTATTAGTAATATAACAGAATTAAAGGTCGGTTCTAATACTGATAATGCTGTTAATGTTGGTGAATCAATGATCGTTGAAACAAACGAAAATACTAATGAATCTGAAACAACAGAGGAATCACAGGATTATAACGATTTACCCTTCTAAAAAAACAGTATTAATAAACTTAATGCCCATCCCAATAAGATGGGCATTAAGTTATAATAAAGAAATTTAACCAAACAAATAAAAATTATGACAAAGGTAATTGAAAATGAAGTACCCCCAACTCCAATAAGAAAACCTACACCTAAAAAAACATTTTCATTAGAAGATTTTAAGAAAAAAGTGGGTGCAGTTGATGTGCCGTCAAAACCACTTGTGTGGATTCCGATTGATGATGCATTACGAGAAGCAACAGGTATGCCGGGAGTTCCCAAAGGGTACGTTACATTATTTCGGGGATATACAAATACAGGTAAATCAACCGCTTTAATGCGTGCAATTGTTAATGCACAAAAAATCGGCGATTTACCAATTATTATTGATACTGAAAATAATATTGATGTCGGAAATAAGCGTCTTACAATGATGGGTTTTGATTGGAGTGGTGATTATATTTTGGTGAATAATGAATTTCTTCTTGATAATTTCGGAAAACCACAAGATAAAGATCGAAAAGAAGCAAGTATTGAAGACCTTGCAAAAGTAGTGTATTATTTTATCGATCAACAAAAAAGTGGTAAGCTACCTGTTGATATATTTATTGGAATTGATTCAATTGGTACATTAAATTGTATCAAAACAATTAATGCATTAGAAAAAAATGATACTGACAATAACATGTGGAACGCAGGAAGCTACGAAAAAGCATTCATGTCATTACTTAACAATACCATACCCAATAGTCGTAAGATTAATTGTGAACATTTTATTACGTTTGCTGCTGTTCAGAAAATTTGGTATGATAGTATGAACAAAGTTATAAAACACAAGGGTGGAGAAACTTTTTTCTTTGGTGCACGAATGATTTATCATTTTGGTGGTATTATTACACATGGAACACATAGAATAACTGCAACCAGTAAGGGACGTGAATTGAATTACGGTTTTGAGAATAAAGTCAATATTGCTAAAAACCATATAGATGGTGAATGGGGTGGTATTTCACTTGAGGGTAAGATTATTTCAACTCCACACGGATTTATTTATGGCGATAAAGAACATGAGGCTGCATATAAGAAAGAACATATTCTTTATTTTCGTAATAAATTTGAAGACGATAATTTGACTGCTGATGATATTGAATTTAAATCAAAAGAAATGGATACTGATGGAACTGTGTCTTTTGAAAATGAAGTAATTCAAAAAAGTCCAAGTATTGAAGAAGAAAATGATGCTGTAGAATGAAAACCAGAACTTTATTGGTGGATTCATCATATTTACTTAAACGTTCATTTCATGGCGCAAAAGACACATATACAAAATCTTATGGACATATTGGCGGGCTTTATTCATTTTTAACAACAGTTCGTAAATTAATTAAAGATCATAAAATAAATAAAACTGTACTTTTTTGGGATGGTGAGGCGGGTGGTATTATGCGTCATAGAATAGATAATGAGTATAAAGCTAATCGCAAAACAAAAGAATGGTATAGAAAAATTGAAATGACTGCTGCGGAAATTCGCAGGGAAAAAGAAAAAGAAGAATCCATTTTAAAACAAAGAAAACGCATTCAAGCATATGCCGAGGAATTATTTATTAGACAGATAGAGGTTGATGATGTTGAAGCTGATGATTTAATAGCAGCATATTGTTTACAACATCATGATAATGAGGAGATATTCCTATATTCAAACGATAGAGATTTTGCCCAGCTATTGGATTTAAATATAACCATATTATTTGCAAATATTGAACAACCGGTTAATAAAACAAATTATATAATGTATTTTAATCATCATTATTCAAATGCATTGATAATAAAAATAATTTCTGGTGATGTTACGGATAATATAAAAGGAATTAAAGGAATTAAAGAAAATATATTATTAAAATATTTTCCTGAATTAAAATATAAACGTTTAACTGTTAGAGAGATTTGTAAAAAAGCCGATGAAATAAATAAGGAAAGGGTATTAAATAAGAAAAAACCGCTTAAAATATTTGAAAATTTATTAGGGGATATTAAAAGATTAAAAACCAATTACACTTTAGTTAATTTAAGAAAACCGATACTTACTAATGCTGCTATTGATGAATTAAAACAATTGGAACTGCCATTATCTCCTGAAGACAGAGGAAGTAAAAATTTATATAAAATGATGATTGAAGATGAATTTTTAACAATATACGGCAGCACATTTCCTAATTATGTTGAACCATTTTATGCTGTTATAATGAATGAAAAACGATTACTTACCGAATATTATGAAAATAATAATGGTCGTTTATAAAATGTCTTTCATTTATTAATGATTCTTATTACATTTGACAACAAACAACTTTTAAATTTAATTAAAATGAACGAAAAAGAACATAACAACGTATTTGAATTTTCTCTATATCAAGAAAACGTTTTATTATGTAAAAAAATTTTTGATGCAGATCAGTTTAATCCATTTACAAGATATTCAATTGATATTAGAGATATTTTACCAAAAATAATAACCAAATTACAAAAGATTTTATCAAAACGAAATTATAATGTTGATTTTGAAGTTGGAAGAGTTGATATGACACAATCCGACACATCAAATATTACTTATGATTTATTTCATTATCATCAAAAAATAATCAATACATATCCAATTGAATTCAGGGACGAAATGCGATATAATCCACAGCCAATTATACAACAAATTGAAGATAAAACCATTCGTGGTGTTGAGTGTAAAATAGGTTTTTATATAAACAACAATCCGATTGTTGAAAGATTATTTTATGTTGATGGTTTTAATCCGGTTGCAAGATGGTCGGTTGATCTTATTGAAACAGTTATGGATATTGTGGATATAATTTTTAACCAAATAAAAAGCAATGATATGAAAAATATGTGGGATGATTATGATTTAATTAATCATCATGGATTATCAATTAATCAGATCAGGGAACTTTCTACTTCAAAAAGAGAAATAATGTTAAGAAGATTGGGAAGAAAATAAAAGATAATTATTTTAAAGTTATTGTGATAATAATCTAATTAATAATAGTAATAATTCATAATAACTTTTTTTATATATTAATGTTATAGAATGAGTGAAATAATTGAAAATACATTTACCGCATATCTTGGTTCGGAATTTCAAAGAAAATTAATGTGGCAATTATTGGTTGAACCGGAATTTGCCGAAAAAATAATTCCAAATTTAGCTATTGAATACTTTGATGATCTCAATTATAAAAGATTATTTGTAATTATTCTTGAATATTATAAAGAGTTTGAAAAAGTTCCTAATTTTCAAAACAAAAGTATTCATCAGGCAATTAAAATATTTGTAACACCCAATAATAAAATTGAAGAAGAAACATTATTTGGAATATTAAGTAATATTGAATTATGGAATGAAAGGATATTAAATAAGCAAATGCTTCATGATGGAGATGTTGTTCAAAAATCAGCAAATCGTTTTATTAAACAGCAAGAATATCGTAAACTTGGTGAATTTATTATTGAAAAAACAAAAAATGGTGAAATAAAAGAAAAACATATTTTATCGCAAATTGAAGAAAAATTTCTAAAAATTGCTCATATTGGTGAAGAAGAAGATAATAGTGAAGAAGTTATTGATGAAATTGATCGTGCGTTAAGAAAAGAATTTAGAGAACCAATTCCAACTGGTGTTGAGATTATTGATGCGTTAACCGGTGGGGGATTGGGGAAATGTGAAATCGGAATTATTTTAACCCCCTCTGGTATAGGAAAAAGCAGTTTGCTTACAAAAATAGCAAACACTGCATATGATTTACAAAAAAATGTTGCACAAATTATATTTGAAGATACAATAGATCAAATTAAACGTAAACATTATGCAATTTGGTCAAAAATTCCATTAAGTAAAATGGATGATGATGACACCAATCCCGATTTAAAAGTAAAAATTCATGAGAAAGCAGAAGATTTAAAAAATAATAG